CAATCGTTTTATTAATTTCTTCTATAAACTTTTTAACTTCATCATTTGTTTCATTTGTTAATTGAATAACTTGGTTTAAATATTCTCTCATAGAAACAAGAGTCTCATAAATATTCATAGAAGGGTCATAAGCGCTTGGTAAGTAATTTCTATAAGGGAATTCAGGGTATAGTCCTATTTTTGACATTTTTTCTCCTCCTAATAAACGAGCATAAATAAATCTTTTCTACACTCTTCATAAATTTCTTCTTCAATTCTTATAAATGTTTTACGGTATTTTTCTAACATTTCGGAATATGTTTCAACTCCAATTTTCCCAACATAATTTTCGTTTTCATTAAACTTCTCATTTGTTTTACCGTTTTTATTTCCAATTGTTCCATTCGTTCCTGTAGCTTTACCCACATCATGGCTTTCTGAATCACTAGCGCTTTTCGTGTTAGCTTCATCATGTGACACACTTTTATCCGTTGTTTCACCTGTAGCATTTTTACTAGTATTTTCATCAATACTAATGTTTTCTTGATTATGGTCTTTGCCAGTATTTTCACTAATCTTAGAAGCGTATCGGATAATTCCTTTACCATCTTCTGTTGTGATGTCAAGTCTCCCGTCAGGTGTATCCTCTTCTAACGCTCTAGTAAAATTAGTTCCATCAGAAGTATTTGTGTTATTGCCCTTTTTAGTTCCAGTTTCATCGTTTTTAGATGTGCCATTATTATCAACTGTTCCGTCACTTGTCATAGAACCTGTTCCAACAACATGTGTTTCATTGTCATTCGCTGTATGTGTTTCGAATTGTCCATCTTCTTTAGAATCTAAATTAGAAGTACCATCTTTTATATGGTCTTTTTCTCTAGTCATTTCCGTATTTTTAAGAGGGTCAAATTGAATCAATTCACTTTCAAACCTCTGATTATAATAGGGCATTTTCTCATTCATCCAATTTTCTAAATGAAACTTGAATAGTTCAATCGTTTCAAAACCAACTTCCGTCATATAAAAACGTCTTATCCATTTTCTTTCAAAATCTTTTCGTTTACTTTCATCAAAGAAAGGGTAATCAAAATCAAAAAGATGAGGTTGACCAATATCTATTTTTTCTTTTATAGAAGGTCTTGGATATTGATATTGTGAAAAAGAATCTATGTATCTTCTTAATTCAATACTATACATTGCCATTTTCTTCACCTCCAACTAGAGGAAATCCGTCATTCTCCATATATAATTGAAGAATATCAGTTCTCATTTTAACATTCAAACCTTCTAATTCGGGATACAACTGTACAATTCTGTCTCTTGCTTCCAATCTAGCTTTTAACATGATATTTTCAGATGCTTTTTCCTTTTCATCCCCCGAAGTCGCTTCCGCACTGGTCAATCTTTCTTTTTTATCAATGCTAACATTTCGTATTCCTAAATATGTAAGAAATTCAGACCAATATGCATTCTTTTGGTCATTCATTTTATCAACAACAAAAGGTGCATCAGTTTTAAACACTTTAATGGAGTTCGGGTCAAAATGTTTATTTGCAACAATAACAGGGGCATTTCCTTCATATTGATTGTAAACATTCATAAGAGAAAACTTATTCGTATCTTCTGCTGTAATTAAAACAGGTGTCTTTTGAGCATTTAAATTAATATCAATAATTTCCATTACATTTGCTAGCTTTTTAGCAAACATAATAACCGAATCCATTGTAGGAACATGTAAATCATTATTCCATATTACAACCCCCGTTTTGTCTCTTTCAATTAAATCAAGATTATCACCAAAATTATAGATATCAAACTTTTTACCTGTATAATCAGGTGTAGCCGTTTCAAATTTTGTCGGTTGTAAATAACGATTTATATGTGTTCCTGCTGTGCCATTTACCGCCATATATCCTAATTCCTTATCATGATAAAACCCAACATATCCATGCGTATGTAACATCATTTCTAAATAACGAGGGTCAACTGTTTCAGGAAGATTTTCCCATTCAAATAATTGAAACGTTAATTGTGATAGATACTTCGCATAATGCCAATAATAAAAATTACCAACATCCTTTTGTATCATATTAGGATTCATATACATACTTATTTGATTAAAC